TTTAAATTCGCAAGAAGAAAGAAAAAAGAACCTAGACGAAATCGAACAAAAAATAAAAAACATAAACGCAGAGACAAAAACAGAAATATCAAGCGCCCAAGAACTCTTAGAGAAAGAGAAGGAAAGATTAAAACTTAAGAGGGAATACGAAACCGGACCTGGCGCAATGCGTAATGGAGCTAGGGACGCTCAAAAAAGAATTGTCGAGCAAGCTGAAACGATGGAGTTTAGACTTGGTGGTGAATTAACAAATCAATTTAGAAACGGCCTTGTTGACGGTATGCAAGCAGCAATAAATAAAGCCGATGACTTGAGCGATGTTATGAATAATATTGCAATGAATTTTCTTGGAGCAATTCAACAAGCTTATCTTGGTAAAGCCGCCGATGCAATCGTTGGAGCTTTACCGTTTTCTAGCGGAGGAGGAGTAAGAAAATATTCTAAAGGAGGCGGAGTTCCTGCAATGGTAACTAATGGCGAATATGTAATGGGTCGCGACGCTGTGAAGAAATACGGTGGCGGATTTATGCATAGATTAAACGCAGGCGGAAAACTTCCAGGTTATTCAACTGGAGGTAAGCCAGACGAGCCTCAGCCAGGATCCGCTCTTGCTGCAAACTTTGGAGGAGGAGAAGGTTACAACACAGGAAGAAGATATCAATCTCAAGCAATGTCTGGGTTTTTCTATAGCGGACAATCTGGAAACCTAGGACTTCAAGAGGATACTCAATATACAAAAGGAATCATTCAAGAAAGAATGAGAAAAGAGGCTGAGAAAAAAGCCAAAAAAAGAGCTTTAATGCAAATGCTCGTAGGTACCGCTCTGAGTGTTGGAATTGGAAGTATGGTTTCCTCTGGCCTTGAGGGCCTTGCTGAATCTGGAGCACTAGGAGAAAAATCAATGCTTGATTCTTGGGGCAAATCTTCTGGCATAGACTCAGCCGCAGTAAATCAAACAATGCTAGAAACCGGCATGTCAAGAACTGAGGCGATGAGCATAAATCAACCCTTTGAAAACGACTTTGATTTTGGCTCAATCGTTAAAGACAATTACAGCCCTTTTAGCCCAACGTCTATCCAGGAGTCAAGAGCTGTTTATAGAGGAGGAAAAATAAATGGTTATGCCAACGGCGGCCACATAGCTGGCAAGTCTGGCATCGATCAAATTCCCGCAATGCTCAGCGAAGGAGAATATGTAATTCGAGCAAGTAGCGCTCGACAACTTGGCAAGCCAATGCTCGACCGAATAAATGCAGGAAAATTTAATGATGGTGGAGCAGTGACCCCCTTAACAGAAAACTCAGAAACTGGAACTTCTGGCGGAAATACAAATAATATTAATATAACGGTTAATATGGACAAGGGAAGTGGGAAATCAGAGAAAAAGGATGATAAAGCAGGAGCCAATCCAAAAGACTCGTCAGAAGATCAAGAAAAAAGCACGCAGTTGGCGGAAAAAGTAAAACAACAAGTTATTTCTGTGATAATGGACGAGCAGCGACCAGGAGGCTTGTTGAGTGACTGATCATGACTTTCTCAAATTATGAACAAACTATAGTTGTAAACAATACCGCTCTTTCTGGAGTAGTAAATGTTAATGGAAGTTACGGAATAACAGAAAAGCCAATCAAGGTTGCTGGTGTAGGATTTATAGATGCTTTCGTTAACGCTCCGCTGGAAGGTAATTTTTCGATTTCAAGAAAAATGGTGAGCAGGGATCCTATACTGGATCTGAATGTAGTCGGGCAGTACGCTTACGACGAAAATGAAATAAGTGGATCAATCTTATACGACAATAACACGAAAGGTTTTGGGTTTACAAAAGGAAGAATTACTCGTTATTCAGTCAACTGTACAGTGGGCGATCTTCCTGATATTGAAACTGATATCACTGTATTTGGGGATCTAGGAAGCGGAATATTAATTCAAGAAGCTACCAAGCCTCATCCACCTATACAATTTACTGACCAGGCCAGTATTTCAATAAACGTAAGCGATTTTTCAACAGACGCAGTAACAGATTTCAGCTTTAGTCGAGCTTTAAATTTGCAACCAATGTATGCAATTCCAAAAGGCACCGAAGCCGAATGGTATGCCGACAGCAAAACCACTTACGAAAATCATGATCCAATACAAATCGATACAATTTATCCAATCGAAACGGATATTAATTTTACAATGATTGTAAATGAATACGAAGTAAGACAAACCAAAGATCGTCTCAGAGCGGCTCCAGAAAGCGATGTCGTTATTCAAATAAAAGATTCTAAAACAAAAGAAGTTATTAATGCTTTTACTGGCGTTAAGGCTAGGTTAATAAGCGAATCTATAACATCCTCGGTCGAAGGAGAAATGAGTATATCTTTAACTTATAAATCATATGAGACCCTTCATAATCCAGTAATATGAGCAAGCCTTTTTTAAGATTTGAAGATGGTAAGATTTCTTTGGGAGGCAAGGACCTAATGGTTCAGTCTGCTAATTTATCAATAACCCCAACTCTAGAACCAGAAAGAGTATACGGAGACCTTGATCTCTCGATAGTCGGAGCGAAAACCGAGTTTGTTAATTTTGCAGCTACCGCAGGTCTTCGCGGCAAGCTTGATATTTCTTTTGTAATTACTGCTGAATTTTTTAAACAAAATAATATTATTAATTCTATTGATAGATTGTTTGAAATAAAAGATGGTATGAGTGAAAATCCTATTGATGGAAATATAGTTGGTCGTTATTTATTTGATAATATGTATTTAACTAATTTTAGTTTTAGTATAGCTCCTTTTCAAGTTATACAAGCTAATGCAAGTTATGATATATATGGTACAATATTAAAAACAGTAGATAGAAGGTTTCAAGAATTAAATATTGATCCTGCTCACGGACTTAAATCATTTGGAGAAATAAAAGCAAGCAATACAAATATGGACACCGCAAATAAAAAACAATTTGAGGTATCTAAATTAAATTATAATATAATAGTGGGAAGGAAGGTACATAATCATATAAAAGACGGCGAACATACCTCTATTAATACAACCGCGAATGGAGTGGTTCCTACTCGCGTATCAATTGAAAATATTGAAGCCGAGATGAATATAGAATCAAACGATATGGTAAGAAATTTAAATCCAGACGGAAATTATCAATCAGGAACAACTCCCGAAGGCTTAAGCGACTCTACTATACAGGCTTTTTTGTACAGCTTGCAGGGAGAAAAGATCGCTAATTTCTCTTGTTCTGGAAGGATACACGGTCAGTCAATTTCAATATCAGAGGGCTCGCATGCGATGGGCTCAGTGTCTGTAAAGCAGATAATTAAATAATCATGACAATCTCCGCTCCAGCCTCGGACGCTTCTGAAGGAAGAATGGGAAACCTTGTTAATTATAGCGGGGTTTTTCAAACAGGGCAAAATTACGAACAATTTGATTTTGTTTATGCTACGGGTGATGGATTGTATTATTACGCAAAGCAAAATATGGTTTTCGGCGGCGGAGTCTCTGTCTCAGACGATCAAAGATTTACATTGCTTCCTCACGAGGTAGCAGCTAATTCTCATTATATTATTGATGAGTTTAATAGGCCCGACGATCTAAACGCAACATTTAGCCCTGGAAATATAATAAATATAGCTGGGTCTACTGGGTCTAGCGATGGAACTTATTCTATATTAAATATAGAAAAAAATTATACAAGTACCACCGTTCAAGGTTTAACTGGTGCAGCAATAAAAATAAAAGGGACATCTGAGACTAGTTTTATAGAAAATTACGAACCTTCGTCTGCTAATGTTCTAACAATCTCAACAATCAATGCGTATCCTGAATCTAATCCAGATTTGTGGACAAGCGATAAGTTTTTTTACGACGCAGATTATGGATCAACAGTTAATTTTAAGGCAAATAATATAAAGCATGAGTATGGTAATGGTTATTATATTCTGCAGCCAAAAGGCATAAATGCATTAACGTTTGAGGTTAATTTAAAATTCGACAACAGAACAAATAAAGAAGCTAATTCTATAATACATTTTGTAGAAAACCATTTGGGGCAATTAGAGGTTGACGCCTCCTCTCCTAATCTTAAATATAAACAAGGAATATCAGGGTTTCGATGGGACGGAAACGCGATGTTTAATCCTTATCGATCGACAGAAAATGAAGCTAAGACTTTTTATTGCTCAGAATTTAATCATGCTTTAAGTTTTGAGAACAGCAATAATATAAGTTTAAAGCTCAGAAACTTGGATACTTCTTCATTGAGGAAATCCGAGCAGTTGTTCATAAGGAAAGCAGAAACGTTTGACCCGACAATGGTTTACGAAAAAAATGATGTAGCTTTTTATACTGGAAACCATTCATACTATTATTGGCACAGCGATTCAAGTACCAGTAATAAAGTTCCTTCTGAGATAACTACGGGTTTTAATGGCAGGCTTGATTACAAGAAAGATTTACATACAGGTTACTGGACTCGCGATTTCTTTTGGAAGCCATCTTTAGGACTAAGCGTTGATCAAAAGCCAAGAATGAACGAAATAGAACTAGGAGGATACCTTCAGATTTATAACGACGGCATAAATGAAAGCCTTTTAAATTTGGACTTACAGTTCAACAATAGAGATGATGAGGAAGCTTACGCTATACTTCATTTCCTTGAGCAAAGACTAGGGTACAAACCTTTTAATTTTACGCCTCCCGCCCCATACAATAGAAAGCAAAACTTTGTGTGTCAGGAGTGGAGCCACACTTATAATTACAAAAATAATCATAGCATATCTGCTCGATTCGAGCAGTTTCCATTTAATATAGATGAGCAGGATTTTACCAATTTAGACACTCCTCCAGAATTGGCAGAGGGAGAATTGATATTCACCTCTCCGTTGTCGTTTTCGATCAAGGACCAAGGAGAACAAATAATTCCCGGAGAAAAAGGAAAGGGCAGGGTTAAATTGATGAATATAGGAGATAAGCCCTTGACGTTAATTAGTGCAGAAGCGATAGAGAGAGACATTGGGACTTTTTCTATTATAGGGCAGGGCGGAGGCGCAAACGTTCCTTTTGTTGGCGAAGGCCTTGATAGAGAAGATTACATATATAGCCTTCCGTCTGCCGGTTTTCCTTTTGGTCTAAACGGCAAAACAATAAAACTAAGCAAGTCTTATACACCTGGCGTTAGTGACGGCGGGCAGATGTTTACGGTGGTCACGGGTTCCCCTGGTAACTACAGATCCGAAATAGTTAATTCAGTTCCAAACACTTTTTTTCAAAACAACAGAGGACAAATAAAATCCGGAGTAAATGAGCCGTTTAATACTGCATACAGGGAGTGCGGTAAATTTGCGATTGAGAATTTCTTTATCAATAATCAAAAGACCACAATCGAGGCAGGAGAGGAAGGCTATATTGATATTGAGTTTTATGGAATAAATAACTCGGACGTAAATGTTTCGTTGATCGATGGATTTACAGACGAGATAATAGACAATAATTCAGACGTTATTCTTGTTGGTCTTGTAAATAAATACTATTTTGGAGATTTATATATAAGAAGCTCTGCTTCAAGCGATCTTCAACAAGGTGAGTTGAAAATATTCGTCGCAGCAGAAAAATAATTATGGCAAAATCAGAATCAAATTTTAATAAGCAATTAATTTCAATCACTCCCGATTCGGTCGTGGATATGTACGAAATCGATTTTAGCAATCTTCAGTCAAACTTTGAAATGCTTAAGGATTTACACGGAGTTAATCTGGGCGCAGATGCTATATATAGGTTTTGCCCCATGAAGAATTCAAGCAACCCTGTTTATTGGCAGGGGAATGCCTATCAACCTTTACCTGTAAAAATGGAGGGTTTTGAGAGTCAGTCAGACGGAAGGCTTCCAAGGCCAACAATTTCAATAGCTAACCCCGAGGGGCTTTTATCTAAAATTATTAGATCTAATAAAGATTTCGCCAATTGCAAGGTTACCAGGAAGAGAACTTTTGTTAAATTTCTTGATGATGAAAACTTTCAAAATAGGAATTTAAACGAATCAGGAAAGAATCCTTTTGGCGAATCCGATCCGAACTCACACTTTCCTGATGATATATTTTTTATAAACAAGAAAACAATAGAAAACAAAAATGTAATTACTTTTGAACTTGTGTCTTCATTAGAGCTTCAAGGATCAAGTGTTCCAGCAAGAATAGTAATGCCGTCTCACTGCTCTTGGATGTATAGATGCTCTATTGGTTGTGGGTACAAAGGCCTAGCTATAGAAGATAGCGAAGGCAGAGATCTAACTCAGAAATATGCCCATAACAATTACGGCAATGGATTAGACGATATTCCCAAGTGGAGCAAGCATGGGTTTTTGGATAACGAGCTAGTTCCTGGCGGATACGACTCTGGCTCATTGGTTAAAATAATTCCACAAAGCTCGGCTGACCCTTATAAATCTACGCCCGTTGTTTTTTTATGTATAAAAACCCACGCTATTGCATCCGATCATATACCGTTTTTTGACAATAATCACTGGGTAAAAGACGAATGTCAGAAAACAATAGACTCTTGCAAGAAAAGATTCTCTGAGTCTCATTTGGATTCTTTGGGCGGGTCTAGGAATATCACCGATTATAACAAAATAAACATAACTCATAAAGGATTAAGGTTTGGAGGTTTCCCGGGCACAGAAAGATATCCAGCTGCATAAAACTATACTCGAACAGGTTAAGACTTATTGCTTGCGGTCTTTAACTGAGGAGAGTTGCGGATTGATCGTTGAGTCTGCTTCAGGCCTAAAGGTTTTGCCTTGCAAAAACGAAAGCCCTTTTCCTGAGCATCATTTTATGATTAATTTAAATATTTTTATAGAAAATAAAGTTTTATATGTTTATCATTCTCATGTGAATTGCTCAGTAAATCCATCTATTACAGATAAGTTATATTCTGATGAATTATGTATCCCGTTTTTGATCTATAGCATTAGGGATGATGAATTTGGTATATATGGCAATATAAGTGTATAGTTATTTAAGGTTTAAGGTTAAATGAAAACAGTATATTTATATGGAAAGCTTGGAAAGCGCTTTGGTAGAAAGTGGACCTTGAACGCGGACTCAGCTGTGGAGGTTTTTGCCGCTATAGATGCTAATAAAGAGGGGTTTCTTGAGTATCTTGCCAAAAGTCAATCGGGCGGTATTGATTATGCTGTTTTAAATAAATCTCCGACCGATATTTCATCAAAAAAAGAATTAAAAAACCATATGATCTCCGAGTCTATGGTTGAGATAAGGGACAAGAAGCAAGAAATGCATATTGTTCCTGCGCCACAAGGCAATGCGGCAGTTATAATGTCAGTTTTATTTGTTGGCGGCAAAGTTGCGGGCGGATTAACTCTTGTTGGTAAAATAGTTGTAGCCGTTGCTGTGTCTTTTGTTGTTGGGGCGATAATGAAAGCGTTATTTAAGCCACCCGAAAGAAAAACCCCTACAACAACAAAATCTTATTTGCTCAAGGGAATAGCTAATAGGCAAAGTCAAGGCGTTGCAGTACCTTTAGGTTATGGAAGATTAAAAATAGGTTCAACAAATATATCTCAACACAAACTCTCAAAAAGAAAAAACGTCCCAGGAAAGCCTCATGTTTTAGAGTCTTATACCGAGATAGAGTTTTTGGATTTATTGAGTGAAGGTCCGATAGCTGGACTTTGTGATCAGAATGGCAATATAGCAGACGGCGGAGACT